TAGTCAACTCGCATCTCTTCGTAGTCCGCTGCGTACTGTGCCATACGGGCCTGAGCCTCAAGAAAGGCCACTACCTCCTCTTTACCTGCATTCTCAGGCGGGAAACCACGAGAGAATATCTTTACATCATTGTCGGACTGAGGGCCAGAGGGCATTGCCTGTACAATACCGGACTTCTGGACATTAAGGTACTGAGTACGTAGCTGCGAGGCTTTGTCTCGGGTGCCTGTAATGCCGTTAATCATCTCATCCACAGTAGCGTACGCACCCGCATTAAATGTGTTAGCAGACATTGCAGCTATTTGGTCAGCCGTAGACTTCGCCATTGTTGCGCGTTGACTATGGAGCTGCCAGTTCTCTTGGGCTTTATTCATAGCAACTTTATCTGGGCCTGTGAGCTTAAAGTTAGAACCAGGAACACTGTCGGGGTCTGGATGCTCATAAATAACTGTTCCTTCGTCCTCGTCTACGATGGCTTGTCCCTGAGACACTATCTTGTGCCGTGGTTTCTCTGACGCAGTAGTCCGCAGGTAGTCTTCTCCAGATAAGGCCCCCGCCATAATGGCTTGAGCTGCTTCCAAATCACCCCGCCTCTGTGCCATTGCTAGGGCCTGTGTCTTTAGGGCGCTATCTTTCTTACGCTTCACTTCTTCCTGAATGCCTTCATTAGCAGCCTCAAGCTGTGCGTTGTTCTTAGCGTTGATTGCGCCTGCACGCTCACGGAGCCTAGCCGCCTCTTCATATTTACCCATGGCATCTAACTTCTGTGCTGCCATCTCCATTGTCTGTGGGTCATTAGACGTAAAGGCCTGCTGTGAAGTCTCCTGTGCGTCCTGCTCAATCTGCATCTCCTTTGCCTGAGGCGACATGAAGTCAGTCCCCTCTTGGCCCAAGGCAGCACCCATCATATTGCCTGCGCCCTGTGAGGCAGTGTTGAGGAGCCCTTGGCCCATCTCGCCACCTAGAGGGTTCGCCTGTACTGCGCTGTTTATTTGGTTAAACATTCCTGCTATGTTACCAGCCATTGTCTATCTCCTAAAAGATTTTTCCGAGGAAGTCCATGAGACCCTCTGATTTATCTATAGCACCACCGACACCAGTTAGCATCCCAGAACCCGCCTGAATGATGTTGCCAAACGCCTGATTCTCTAAGTTAGAGTAGTTGAGTTCAGTACCTACGCCACCTAAGCCCAGCTCAGCCAGTATCTGTGCCATGTTCTGGTCAGACTGAGACTGCAACTGCTGCCCCTGTATGCCTTGGCCCATGAGGCCCTGTAGGGCACCCAGACCACCGAACTGATTACCGTACATGGAACCACCAAGCTGCCCGTACATCTGCTGTGCGGTAGTGCCTTGCTGTAGTGTCTGATTTCCCAACTGACCGTACTGCTGTGATAGCTGGCCTTGGTTTATCATCTCTGTTTGCGCCTGCCCCATTGCCTGCATAGAGGCTTGGTTCATGGCTTCATTACGTGCCATGTTGAAGCCGTACTCCTCAGGAGAGGCACCGTAGGCACCACTACTCATACCACCACGACCAGAACCGAAGAGGTTGGACGTCATCTGGTCTCGTTGGCGCTCCTCACCGGGCCGCTGCATCTCACGTATGCGGTTGTATATGTCCCCCTCACGCTGTGTAGGGTCCTGCATAGAACGGTTAGCCGCCTGACGTGATGCGTCATTGTAGAAGGTGGCTTGTTGCCCGTACCTAGGGTTCATCTGCATGGCTTTTTGGTACATGTCTTGAGCAGCGCCACCGTAGTAGCTCTGCTGCTGCCTCTGACCCTCATTTAACTGATAGTCCATCTGCCCCGTCGCAGGGTCATAGGAACCACCGCCTAGACCACCCGCACGAACACCCCAAGGCGTAAACCCACCTTGATTCTGAACCTGCTGTGTAATGCCGTCGATGCTGCCCATGACGTCGCCACGTTGTTCCTGCATCCGGTCCATGAGTTCTTTGTACCCGTAGGCTCCTGCACCACCGCCTAATACACTCTCCCAAAAACTCATCAGTAGGTTCCTCCTATAATCCTAGCCCCTGAGGTTCCTGTGAGGTCCCCCTCTATAATAGGGTTTAGTGTGTTCAGTTTAGAATTCACAGAGGTTACTAAGGCATTGAACTCAAAGTCTAGCTGAGAACCCTTAACCACCTTCTCTGTGCTTCCGGGCGATAAGGTATCCCTTTGCCCAAAAGTCAGGCTAGAGTTGGGGTATGTGTAGTTGCTCATAATAGTCTTCCTTGTAACACCTGTACATTAAGTTCTTGAATGCTCACAGAGGAGCCGAATATTTCAGTGGTGAAACCTACCTTGATGTTTCTACCGGAACCCCAAATGTTGTACTTCAGTTGGTTCAGGTTGGTTAGGATGGCAGACCACTCAATAGTGTTTCCTGTACCCCACTCTGCGTCTGTGTCCCAAAAGCCCGGAGAACCAGCAGGCACTAGCGCCTGTGTCTTGGTGGCAAAGTTTTCTTTGTAGTCATAGGCCCAGTTTAGCATTAGGTTGCCATTAAAGCCGCCAAATATTGTTACGTCTACCTGCTTAGGGAAGAGTAGGCTGGCGGGTGAGCCGAAGTCCAAGGGGTGTGTAAAGTAGGCTAAGCTAATACTACTAATGACAGACTCTAGGGGGTCACTTTCTGTGGGACGTACCGCAACCACATCTTGTGCGCCCTCGTAAGTATATACGCCACCGTTGCCACCGAAGTACGTAGTACGGTCTTGTGTGCGCACACCGCATCGAGGCTGAACCTGCGTCCATTTAGTACACCTAGCGGCCCCTGTGGGTAGCGGAGACCACGTATCGAACACGTAAGACTCTATGTTGTCAGCTAAGAAGCAGACGTAAAAACTGTCTTCCACATGGTACACAGCCTTAATGTCCTGCACAACCTCCCTACGCAAAGCCTCTTGGAACTCTATTCGGACATTCATTGAGATGTCGCCAATAGGTACTGACTTCTGCTCAATTGTCCTGTTCAGGGAGCGAACACCCGTAGCATCAACGAACATGAAATCTGTGCCCGTAGGTACTACAGAGTCCCTAGAGATACACCCTAGGCCCTCAATGGTATCCTCTAGGCGTAGTGTAGACACAACGTCTGAGGTAGTTGAGTACAGCAGGATATTACGACTACCAAAGATAATCATATAGTTGTTATGTGCCGCTAAGGCAGTCACTTCGTCGTACCCAGCAGGCCAATACTCTGACGTCTGTATGGAGCCCCACCCAAGGGACGTCCAGTTCTCACCGTCCAGTAGACCACTCCAAAGGACTGTTGTGGAGTCACCGTCGAGGTCACCGAGCCACAAACGCCCAAAGGCTGCGTGTGCTGTATTAGGCCACGAACCGGAGGCCTCCATGCCTGAGGGGTATTCACCCCAGAAGGACAGAGCAGTGGTAGAGACTGCGGGGTCAAAGACAAGTGGCTTATGTCCACTCTGGATAAAATAGCACTTATCGTTGAATGAAATTATCTGCCAGTGATTCTCAGTGGGCGTCAGGGGGAGTGTTAGCTCAACTAGCTCTAACGCGCCTGTACGCTCCTGTATGAAAATCTTATTGTTGCCTGCCGCAAACAACCACTCCTGACCATCAAAGGTGATGAACTCACCCATCGACACAATAGGGTTGTCGTCCAGCACATAAGGGTTCGTAGAAAGGAAGCTGAAACCTTTGCGGGACGCTATACGCCCGAATCGGTCAATAGTACAGTTGTCCGCACGAGAGGCGTACTGTATGTCCATGTCCAAAGGAGAGTCCTGAGTATTTAACCCAGCAAATCCTGGAGCAACGAGGCTTACATTCTGTTGTGGTTGAGCCATTATGCGTTCTTCACGTTAGTGTTGACCCAATCACCGCCTGCTGAGTACCAGTCAAGCTCATCGGGGTATAAGGAAGAGTCCTGTGCGATAGCGTCAGAAAGATGCCTGTCCGCAATGGCAAAGAGTTCCGACGTAGGGGTCCCACCCACCTCCCCACGCTCCCGAGAGGCGAGAGCAGTAGCAAGGGTGTAAACGGGGAGGGAGGGGACCAAAAGCCTGTCTTCGGCATTAGCTAACGTCTGCTGATGTGACACCCTGTCAACGATTAATGTGTCTGTAGATGTTAGTTCCTGTACCGGATACACAATTATTTGGATATTACCGGAGACCACCTCACGTTTATTTACGGCCACTTCTGTAGGCTGACCAGAGGGTGTGCTTGTGCCACTCGCGTACCGCTGTACCATAAGGTCTCTTGAAATCTGACGTACATTGTGATACTGTGAGGGGCTACTGTCATTAGAGCCGTAGAACCCCTTAATGATATAATGATTATCCGCTGAGTCAGGTAAGGCAAATGCAGAACCAAGAACCGCCTCTGCTGAGGGGTTGTCCATGCGTACTAGGTCTGAACCCCGTAAGGCAGACCACTGCCAAGCGTCTTCTACACGGTCCTTAGCGTCATTTACTTGAGCACCAATAGACCTAAAATAGGGGTCTGAGTCAACCTGAGACGCATCTATGGTGTCTTCTCGTAGCCTCGTAAGAACTGCGTTGATTAATTGTATGTACGTCATCTTCTCATCATTCCTGTTGGTTGTATAAGGTCAATGAACTCTAGCTGCTCTACGTGGAAGTTGTCAAAGAGTTTAGATGTGATGGGTGTGAACGAGGTGCTTTTACCCCCGCTACCAAAGCCTTCACCCGCTCCTGTGCCACCTCCTGTTCCAGAGCCATCACCAGAGCCGTCACCTGTGCCTGTTCCTGTACCAGTTCCTGTACCTTTCCCAGCGTCAGTACCTTCTCCCGTACCGCCACCAGACGTGTCGCCAGTGCCAGCACCACCGCTTGTAGTGTCTCCAGTACCTGTATTATCAACATCACCACCACCGCCAGTACCGTCACCTACGGAACCTGTACCGCCGTTAGTGTCACCGTCGCCACCTGAACCATTAGGGGTGCCCTCACCGTCAGGCTCTATGCCCCACGCCTCAGGGTTGTCCTTGATGGCCTGCTCTAGTGAA